CTGTCATAAAATATGTAATTCGGCATATTACTCCTCAAATTGACGATCAGATGATGACCTATGATTTGACATTACATGGTGGTGATGTACAACGAGTCCTTAAAAGACCGTATCAAACATATGAAACATTGCAGTTAGCATCACTTACACGTATCGGTAGGATTTATGAGATATCTATGGTTAAAGGTCAGAAACGATTAGGGCTGAAGGGTCAATATCGTTTTTTGGATCCAGTGGAACGTGAAATATATATGACATCTTGTAATATGTATCCTATGGTCATTCCAGATATGCCTCGTCAGTGGAATCCTCCTGACCGACCTTTTGAGTTTGTTAATCCATATATAGCTGAATCTACATTTTTGTGGGATAAAAAGTATCTTGGGGAATTTGTGGTCGATATAACGAAAGAAACATTGTGTTTGAATAATCATTTGGCTACAGGTATATTCAATGTCGATGTGGTAATTCCCTCTTTGAAGTTACTTTGTTGTAGGATTTTATCAGCTTATAATTTATCATATGGAGGTACTAAAGATCATCCCTACGTGACTAATGTGGTATATCATGTACAAAAGGTCATGAGTTCAAGACTGCAAAAATTTCCAAAATCGTTTCCTTCTTTTAAACCGGGTTTTAATTTCGATTGTGTTCACCATGCATTTAATTATTATTATAATTATTGCGTTCGTTCTAAGAAGAAGGTTAAATGGTATTTTGAACCTAATGATATAAATTTGATCCCTTTTGGTAATAAAAAGAATGGTTTTGATGCTTGGCCTGATCTTCCAAAAATAAACACTGGTTATAATACTTTTGAATTTACTAAACATCCAACCAAAAATCAAGCTATGATGTCTATCATTAGAGAATTTAGAAATTTTATGGTTGCTGCTGCTGAAATGATTAAAGATGGCGTAGTGCCTGTAATAAAAGCCTTTAAACATTTTATCACATCATTGTCGTATAAAGAGGAAAATAGGTCTTGTATTGACGATGGAACACTTGCACCTGAGGCTGTAGCTGATTATGATAATAAAGGAAGGATTTTTGCATTACATAAGGATTCATTTTGGGGACGGCCTCTTGGTATGAGAAAAATTGAAAGAACCTATTATGAAGATGCAAATTCAATTTATCCCGGTTCTAGAAATTTTTCCGTACACAATGAAATAGGAACATCATGGATTAAAGGCGGCGCAAAAATGAAATATGATGCACTTTGGGGTGAATTAGGTGATGAATATGAGGAACAGTATCGGCCGTTGGATCCAACATATAGATCTTATAAATTGAAAAAGGAGGGGACACAAAAATTCTTTGAAGGAGATATAAAAGGTCTAGACACTTCAATTGGAGCTATGCAATTAGTATATTATCAAATGTTTGCAATGCAATGGGTACAGCGGGATGATAAAGATCCGTTTTATTTATTGTTTCAGTGTATTCTTGAGGGTCTTGCTGAGATGTTGGCGGGGAAAACCGTGAGATGGTTGGAAGATTTTATGTTAATTTTGGGATTTATGCCTTCTGGGAGTTTAGAGACATCTCATGGCAATTCGTGGATAATGATAAATTTTTATTGGTTGGCTTATATTTTTCATACTATGGCAACTGTTGATATAGATACGAGGAAACTGATATGGATGCTAATGATAGCAAGGAGGATAGTTGCTCTTTTCTTTGGAGATGATTTTATAGCATCTTGTCCTCGAAACCTCGATATTATTAGTATCGAGGGCTTTGCGGAATTTATATGGAAATTTTATGGTGTGGATATGAAACGCAAAGCTACATATAGTAGTTTAATATCATATTTTGTTGTTGCTAATTCTACTGTTGTGAGAACAATTTATCAAGGCCCTGCATATTTGAAAAGACAATTTGTATTGTCAACTAATTTTTGTCTTGATAAGATGTTTCCAGAAATATCCCCTATAGTCCCATGGAGACCAATTGCACAATATAAATGGAGAATGAGTGTCCCTAAAGACAGAGGTTGTCAGGTTTTT